CACGCAACCTACGCACACGCATTGTTGTAGATGGAATATGGCCAACATAACCAATCTCTCCACGAGTAGTTCTACCAACTTCGAGGTACGCATTGCCCGTTGATTGAAGATCAGTAAATACCTTTTCCATAGTTGTTGTGAAAGAATCTTCATCGTTTAAAGACTCCAGCCAATCAGTCATTTCAATCTTTGCTCTTTCAATTCTTTTTCTTGCATTCTCAGAAGTCTTTGGCTCTGATGCTTCTAACTTAAGCATAGTTCTTTTTGAAACCTTAAACTCGTATCCAAGACCAACAATGTTTTCTACCTTAGCATCAATTGCTGCGTGGTTAGCAAACGATGTGTCATAGAAACTTGCAAGTTCATACAAGTTCCATGGTGGAGTAATTACATCAAAGAGTCCGTAAGCATTTCTAAATACTGCTCCTGAATTAATCTCTTTCGATCTTGCTCCATCAATACCAACACTGTCTGCTCTTGAACTATCAATATATGCTTGAGTTGCTTCGCCTTTAATTATTCTAGAGGTTCTTCTTTTAAAGTTAGCGTCAAGTCCTTGAAGGTCTTTAATTACATCCCAAGATTGATTGAATGGGTCTTGCTTTATAAATGTGTCATCTTCTGGAAGAGGAACATCTGTCTTTGCTCTAATAAAAAATTCTTTGTCTTCACTCATTAGTCATCACTTCCGTATTTCGCAATAGTGTCCTTGGCTGCCTGAACTGCTCCAAGATCGTTCATTGAAGGAATAAGTCCTTCTGATAGTCTTTGCTTTTGCTCAGAGTATTCTTCTTCTGATATTCTTGTTAATCCTGGAACGAATACGCATGTTCCATCTCCTTCATCCCCGTAATATTTTGCTGCTTCTTTAAGTTTAGATATCTGAAGGATGTCGCCTTTTTGAGATTGAATGTTTAAAACAGAACCAGTTCCATCTGTAAACCACTTTCCGTTAGCCTTCTTGTATACATAAAGACCCCACTCATAGTGCTTTTCAATAATCTTTACACGAGATTCTCCTACTTGGCCTTTCATTCTTGGTAAAGGCTTGCGCTTTTTCTTTGGATTTTCCATATTCATAACCACAAGTATACCATATTACACTGCATTTTGTGTAGAACTTTGCCAAGCAACTTCCATATCAAACAAATATCCATAAGAATTTAACCTAAGTAGCCTGGTATCGTCCACAATAAACTTGTTTGTTCCAACGTAACTATTATAAATATCTGATGGATCTACTCCGTAGTATGAGGTAGTTGCTAAAACTAACACCCCTTGCCAGTTATAGGTTGGGTTCCAGTATTCCCAGTCTAGAGGCAAAGGTCCGTTATATTTTACCTTAAACCATGGTCTCTCTGTAATGTTTTGAACCTCTTGAAGGTTTGTTGATTTATAATGTGAAACTAAATTAACTAGTATTGGACCATTAATTTTAATAGACCCAACATAATTAGAAAAATCTAATAAACTAGAGAAAGAAATTCCAAGCATTCCCCACTCACGAATAGTAATGTTGGGTTCTTTTACAATGTTTCCATTCCAGTAAAATCCAATACCGTCCTCAATTTCCCCAGTGTTTGCATCAACGGCATATATTTTTGCTCGTTTACCATCTGGATGGCTTGCAACCATAAAAAATTTAAGTAGTCTTCCTTTGCTTTCAATTTCAAAAATCTGTGTTGGAGAGTAAGGGAAAAAATCTTGATCATATCTCAATGCTGCCTGCATTGCCATTACCTTGTAGTCTGAAGACTCACTAGAGTTAATTGGTATTGCAAGCCCTCGATTTACTAATGGGTCGTAAGAGCCCTTAACCTGAATACCAGAACTTCTAGTTAAATAAAGATACGGCGATGTACCTTTGTATATTGTGTAAGGGTTCAATCCTTTGTAATCATAATATATTCCAGACTTTTTATATGGATATACTGGAACACCAAATCTTGTTCCTATTGGATTTGCTGAAGATTCGTTATACGCTTGTGATGCTAATTGCAGACTTTTTATTTTTATTGGATTATTTCTTGTGCCTAAAACTTTAAAATCTAAACGAATTACAATATATAAATCATTAAAGTCAATTCCCTTTGGTGGATAGATTAGCATTCCATCAACAACTTCGTACTTTGTGTTCATAAAAGAATCGTAAATTGGACTTCCGTCTTCTTTATATCCAACAACATAAGTTCCTGGTTCAATAATTCCATTTTTATTTGCATTAACTGTAACAGTGAAATATGAATCTATGTTTGTTGAAGAACTAGACAAATACTCAAATGTTATATATGATTTTACTAATGATGAGGATGTGTCATAAGAGTATGCTTTAGAAGATTTATTTTTTAAATCTTGGTAGTCTACGTACCCAGTATATAAGTGATTGTCTAAAGACTCATAAGTTCTTTGAATTGGATTTTCATACTGCGACTGTAAGTCTTCGTATTTCCAAGAACCAACCGTTTCTTTTTCTATATACTTTGACGGGGCAGGGTAATTTAAATTGAACTGAATAAAATCTAAATCATAATAAGAGTCACCCCTTGAGTTAGTTACATACTGTGCAAAATGCCTAAGAGCAACCTTGTCTTCCCAGTATCCATCCACATCAATATCTAAAACAAATTTATCAAAGTAAACCTTTGGAGAAAGTGTATAACTTGCTACGTGATCAATAAGTTGAACCGAAGAATAGGTTGATGGGAAACCACCTTGCAGGATGTAGTCCCAGAAGTATTGGCTTGCACCTGAGTATTGTCCAGCGTCATAGTCTATGTAGGGTCCAAAAGTATCAAAAACATTCTCAAAATCTGTTGGCACACCAAAGTCATTAAACAGTTCGTTAATTAATAAAAAGTTTCTTTCTGTAGCAAAGCCAATCTTATAAATATTTCCAGTAAATGTTTTATCTAGTTCTTTATTTCCACCAGCATAAAGTTTTAGAGATCCACGATTACCAAAGAATGCTCTAGTGTTGTTTCCGTAATACTCTGAAAACGTATCAATATCTATTCCAACCGTAAATTCTTCACCTACAACTGCAGTTATAGATGTGTAAATTATTTCTTGATCATCTCCAAATTTTAACTTATAGTCAATAATTAGATTTGGTTTTAATTCAATAGAGAAACTATTGTTTGTTGATACGTCTTCTACTTTAAATAAAATTTGATTTGATGTTGGAGCAGACAGTATTTTAAATACACCATAAAAACATTTTACTGGGTTGTTTGTTATGTTTAGTTTATCAAAAACAAGATATCCATTTGTAGAATTCCATCCCGCATTTGGCCTCATTCTTATATACAAGTTGTCTTCGTTTGGCAATAACTTACAGTCTTGGTAGAACTGAGTTGATGTTTTGTTTGTAAAGAATAATTCTGGAAGGGAATAAGTGGGTGCAAAAAGAGAGGTTGCAGATGTTTCTAAGTTATCAATAGATGCGTCTGACCACCTAACTAAATCTGGATATGAGTAATTTTTAGTGTAGTCAGCAAAGGAGTAATCTATAAACATGGAGGTTCCGCTATAGGATGCATTAATATTTTCTGGTAATTCTACGCCCTGCCCATAAACAAATCTTCTTTTTGCTACCAAAGAAGGAACTTGATATGGATATATTGCTACACAGTCTATCTCTATTGGAGACACATCCTCATAAGCATAGAAACCTATCCAGTCTTGATCGTCTTCATTTTGATCATACTTATTTGGAAAACTAAGATTGTTTGTTATATAGTTTAAAGAAATTACTTGCTCTCCGTTTATTAAAAGATTTGCAGAGTTATCGGTTATTCTTATATGAACCAACATTGGCCTAGTCCATTCTCCAATGTAATGAGAAGAATAGTTATCACCTATTTTTAAAGTAATGAAAGGGCCCTCAACATATATTCCGTCAGTTGAAGCAATTGGACCACAAATTCTTTTTTTATCTTTAGTGTCTGAATTAATTCTCATCCACATTTCAAGAGTGTACTCTTTAAACTTTCCTTCCTCATTTAAAAATCCGTGGCCAGGAATAATTAATGAAGGTGCTCCTGCGTTAGGGCTAATTATTGTTGTGCCTTTAGAACCATAGACCAAAGGTATCCCAGAGTTTTTTGCAAGAAGCGCATTATCTTTAATAAAATAATATCCAGGTTTTTGTATTAGTCCATAAGACTTTGCCTCAATTACATCTGATGAAGTTAGAGATATTGAGGATGGAAGTTGTTCTTTTGATATTCCTAAAGATGTTGAGTGAAAGTCTTCTGACCATTGTCCTACCGTAACACCATTAATTAAAAATTGATAGTCTTCTGTTGATGTTGCTCCACCTACATATCTGATCTTAATTACAATGCTAAACGTAGTGTTTTCTGGTGGTATCTCAAATGTTTCTGCAACAAAAAACCAGTTTTGATATATAGATGTATTATAGTTTTTAAGTTTTTGAATCTTTTGACCTGTCATTGAGTCATAGTATTCATATCCTATTTCTATGTTTGATATGTAAGAACTTATTGAATATAAATATGCTCCAACTGCAAATGTAGACATATAAGAGTTTAGTTCTGAAAAATTTAATATGTCTTTACTAATACAAACAACTTCGCCAAAATCCTCTGAAGTGAGATCTCCAATAATTTTAGATACAGAACTATCTATAAATGGTTCATCAATTGATTGCGGATAAGAAGAAACTGTTCCTCCAGTTATATCCCATTTTGTTGAATCAGATAAAACTCTTTGGTTTTCTGTAATCAAAGAAACATAATCTGCTTTATCATCTAAAGCCCACAAAACAGTTGGGTGTTCAGAAAACACCTTCTCTGCGTATAGGTTTGATGGATTAGACATTATAGGTCTATTTTATCATACTAAGATACTTTTATTTCACAGTAATCTGTAGTGCAGTATGCTTCACCTTGAGCCTCAAGATTATCTACACCGTCGTAAATTGCAC